GTTTGCGCCGCCCGTGCCGCGGTCATAAGAATCATTTAGATTCTGCACAATTGTCCTTGCAGTGCCCTCAGAATCAATTGCGCCATTGACGGTTAAATTGATGATTGGAGCATCCCTGCCAGTTTCTCCAGCGAATGTGCCACTCAATGGATTATAGGTTTGTGGCGGCATTGCTAAATTTTCTAATCCCAGTGCGGCATCCGCTTGCTTGCTTAAAACATTAAATTGTTTTTGCAATGCATTTAAAGATGTTTGTGCGCTCTTGGATGTGATGGCATCAGTTGCCAGCAAAAATGTTGTTTCAGCAATCTTGTCTGAAACGCCTTGCAGTTTTTTAACTAAATCAGGAAGATTAACTGCGGCTGCTGCGTTGCCAATTGCTCCGCTTGATCCTAATCCACCAGCACCACCACCAATCCCACCTGATGATCCACTAAATGATCCACCAGCACTTGATCCTGATGTGCCACCGCTTGATCCTGATGTTGGAATCCCACCATAGCCACCAACATTTGTTGCTGCTGCTGCGCCAATTTGATTCAGGTATGCAATATCTTGTCCAGGTTTTATTAGGTTAAGTCCTCGGATCACACGGTTGATGTTGTCAATGATTCCATTCACAATTGGTGTGACAATTCCAGCGATTGTGCCAAATACATCAATTATGAATGCCACTGCATTCCCTGCAAACTCTGTTATCTTACTGAAAACCGTGCCTAAGATTGGCAACACATAGGTTTGCAATAATTGAATAAACTCTGAAAACTTGTCTTTGTTGCGCTCAATGGCATCAGCCACAACATTCCATGCATCCTTAAATTTATTAAATATAGGCACACCGTATTCAAAAATGTATCCAATCATTTTCTCCAGGATCGGCAGCAGTGCAACGCCAATTGATTCTTTGCCTTCATCAAATGCTTGTTTTAAGCGATCAATGCGCCCCTGGAATGTTTCAGCATTGCGTGCGGCTGCGCCACCGTATAAGTCTGACAATGCTTCGGTTGTGCCTTTGAAATCCATTGTTTTCAATTGTGTTGCGGTCAAACCAATTCCCAGTTTAGCTAGTTTTGTATCATTGCCCTCATAGGCTTTTGCCAGGGCTTCGGTGACAACTGATAAATCCTTCCCAGTGCCTTTTGAAACATCAATGGCAAGGTTTAAAATGTCTTGGCTCTTGGCGGTGTCTTTTGTCGTTACCGCTAATCGCTGGAATGATGCACGCAAATCATTATCTGTAATTCCAGTAGCCAATTGGGTCTTTGTTATGTAATCCTCGGTTGCTTTGATTTGCACATCAGTTGCACCCGTTGCAGTCCTCAATGCGCTTGCCAGTCTTAATTGTGCGGCTTCATCTTCAATTGCAGACTTAACCCCATCAATTCCAATTTTGATTGCGTATGCGGCTGCTGCGGCTGCTGCTAGTGCAAACGCTGCACCAACTTTTTTGCCCATGTCTGCAACACGGCTGCCAAATGTATCAACATCATTTTCTGCCGCTCTTGTTGCTTTTTTTAATTCACTTAAATCTGCATCAAAGGTGATCGAAACTTTAGGCGTTGCCATTTAATCCCAACCCCTTCACAATTTCACTAAATCCTTTTGAATACTCTTGGGCAACAATTGGCGCATAGTAATTTGTAGCTGGTGCTAGCCAATATCCTGATTCTTTATATCGCGCTTTGAATCTGTTTGAGTATTTACGACCAGCACGATCAACGCCTTGATGTGACCCGTATTCCGTTCCCCATAATAATTCACCAGCGGCTGCACTGGTCTGTTTTGTCCTAACACCCTTTTTGTTTTTTACACCACCATAAGGTCTGCCCACCTTTTTAGTGCCACCCACATCAACGCGAATCATGCGATCCCGTGGGGTAAGTATTGATTGCAAAACCAATTTTGTTTGTGGGGCAGGGGCTTGCATACCAAACATGATCAATTGACCTGCAAGTCTTTTGGATAATGGTTGAGCCATGTCACGAACTTTTGCAGATGTTTCTTTATCCATTAAACGCAATGAGTTTCTTAAATCACGCAACGCAATTGGCTCAAGCGTTATGGAATAAATCCCACGCCCTCTAGTGACTGCCATTGCGCTGCTCCAAAATCTCGATTGCTGTTAAAATCTGCTCTGCGGTTTTCCATTCACTCATTGGAATTGATGTGGCAATTGCCAATTCAATCAATAAATAATTTATGCTTCCGCGTTTGAAACTTTTGGGTCATCTGCTCCCACCTGCACATCCACCGCAGTTTCCATCCAGGCATCAAATGGTTTAACTGGTTTGCCGCCCGCTTCACGCTTCATGGCGTGATATGCAAGGAATAACAAATCAGATACCCCAATTTTGTCCTGGGCTTGACTGATGATGTTGCCAGTTTTCTGCTCCCACTTTGCCCACTCAGTTACCTGCGCGGTATAAGTTTCAGATGACCCGTTTACATATTCAATTGTGATTGGTAGTTTCATTTGTTTGCTCCCGATTCTTTACTAGTCGTTGAGTAACGGTGTTGTTACACAAGTGAATGACAATGAAACTGTTTGTGCATCAGGTGCAGTGCCACCTGCTGATGGCAAAATTGGTTGCACTTCAAATGTAAAGACTGCGCCTGTTTCGGCAGTTAATGAAACTGCCAATGGTGTTTGCGGTGCGGATGTTGCTGCAGTCCATAATGATTCACATAATCCAGCAGGTGAAACACCCCAATCGGCTAACATTTCAACTGCAAATGTTCCCTGAGTATCCGTGGTATAAAACGCTTTTCCGTCTAATGTCTGATATGTATTGATTGTTGATGCAACGGTCAGCGTGGCTGATGTTGCTTGCGCATCATAATTGTCACCATCAATTGTGAATGTGACATCGCGACCCGTGATGATTGTTGTTGGCATTTTTTCTCCTTATGCTTGATCTTGGTTGTAGTAAGTGCTGACCGCTAGATCAGCAATTAAAAGTGATGATGTTCCTATGTTTGTGATGGTTGGGCGTTGGACATCTCCAACCACATAACCATTTGGCATTGCTCCCAAAATTTGAATGATTAAAACCTCTAAATTGTCTAATGCACCTGGGTTTGAGTTGTAAGCCACCGCAGCTGAAATGGTGAAATTGATTCTGACACTGACTGTTGTTTTGCTGATCAATGTTGATTCCAAATAAGCCCCATCAGCAGGAACAATGATGCACGCAGGTGGAATTACCGCTTCGGGCACAAATGAATAAACTGATGCGCCTACTGATGCAAGTGCTGTTGCTAATTCACCGCGGACTTCGGCAATTGATGCGCTCATTGAGCCATTGTTTCAGTGTCTATAAATGGGTATAACAATCCCATTTGTTTATTGATTAAACCGCGACCAACGCGATAAATCTGAGTTGCAAAATCTACTCCCTCAGCTACTGAGCCAGGTGCAATGATTGCTTGGAAAATGTCTGTTGATAAATTCAACAATGCATTCTTGATTGCTGGATTGTTTGCATAAATCTCTGCCGCACTCGACCCATCAAGCACGGCAAGCCCAGCGGGGATGACTGGGGTGATTACGGTGTCCGCTGCTACTAAGGTTGCAGAGAACAAATACACATCAGATGTTCGGACATCAACCGTGTATGTATCGTCATAATCAGCACAACCAGTCACTACAACTGATTGACCCTGGACAAAAAGATTGGCGCGCGTTGTTACAAAATAAATTTTATTGTTTTTAACTTGATAAGAATCAATTGCAGATGTGTATGCAGTGAGCAGTGGCAGACAAATGGCTTCGCTACTGGCAATGATTTGATCCAGGTATTCGTCTGAATACATGGTTTCACTCACGCCTAAAATTGCGCGTAAATCATCAGCATCAATGATTGGCATGAGTGATCCCTTCGTTCGGCTGGGTTATGTTCGGGAGCGACCACAACCCATGATTATTTGGTTGGTATCAGGTCTGATTCCAGGCTGCACCAAATGCAACTTTGTTTGCAAGTGCTGCATAACCGTAGTAAAGAATGTCCACTGTTCCATCAGATTGGATTGCAGTGCGTAGTTGGAATCTAGGTGACTCATACCATGTCCATGAATCAGGATTGATTACAACCATTGACTTATCACCAGCAGCAGTTGTGCCACCAGCAACGCCAATTGATCGGCTAACAAATAAGTTGTAGCCAGGGGATACGACACCACGCAGTGATCCTGCATCTACGCGACCGCCTTGATTAGAAGGTTGGGCTGCATTGTAAAGAGGTGCGCCATTGTCGTTGTAACCCATGATGTTTGCCCACTGTGACGGAGAAACTACAATGTTGCGAGCAAAGCCTAGTGATGCTGAATAAACTGCGGCAGCAGCCTCTGCACCGTATTCTAAAAATCCTTCGGCAGTGTTTGCATGAACACCAGTTTGTTGTCCACCAGTTGCAATTGTGCCTGTTGCAAATGCATCTGTTGCTTTAGCATAAGCAAACTCGAGATTCTGCAATAAAGCCGCCACATACTCAGGTCGGCTGCGATCAATCAACTCAACTGTTGAAATTGCGCGACCCTTGAAGGACTTAACAGGAACTGACAAAAATGATGCTTCCAGTTGTGATTCTGATACTGGATCATTCTCATCTACATTTGAAACAATAGGAACTTCGGTCACCTTCGGCA